GATATCATCGGTCATTTTTAAACTAGACTCTCTAATACGATCCTGAATAGTAGGTTGAGGTGTTGCTGCTTTTTCTTGAACTGCTTCTTCGTCGTGATCATCAACACTTTCTTCAAGAACTCGAGCGATGGCACCTTTTAACCAAGCGACAGTACTTTTACCATTGTTAAAATCCTCACGTTCATCTAACATACCATTGTTTAAACAACTAGCAATAGCACCCATAGTTAGGTTAGTACGCCAATCCCTACCATTTTTATAGATCGCAATATCTTGTTTACTATAACCGTTAGCAGCCATCCACATAAGAATAGCAGGTTTAAGATCTTTGCCACTATAGTTTGTTCTGTAATAGTACATCACATCACGGAAGTGTGCAAGATAATGATCGGTAGTCCAACCGTCGCAGTGTTCCCACTTGAGTTGACTCAGTGATCGTTTTGGATTCTGTATCGAATCTGCTAATTCTTTAACCTTGCTCTTTTTCTTTGTTGCCATATGATTCCTATTTTTTATTAAAAGTTTTTTCAAGTAACCAAATGATATAAACAAATGCAAAAAGATGAGCTACGTTGTACCATGCAATCATACTAAACCCTAGATACATAAACAAAAAGAATCCAATCCTAACAGCAGTATTCTCTTGATCTCGAAGATCTGTTGTTAATTCTATAAAGAAATCAACAAATACTTGCCATATCTTTTTAATTAAATCTAAAATTCTATTCATTATTTTTACTTTATTTTTATTGTTCTAGAATTATTATACAATCTTTTATAGAAAAAGTCAAGATCAAACGGCCATAGGTGCAGAAATTGAAGAATGAGATTGATAGTTATCCAATCTAAAATCGTACATGTTAAACTCTGTGATATTTTTTATCTCTTTATTCATCCAGAGGGTAGGTAAAGGATAGGGTTCTCGAATTAGTTGCTCTCTTACCTGATCTACGTGATTCAAATAGATATGAGCATCACCCAATACGTGAACAAACTCACCTACTCCTAAACCACACACTTGAGCAATCATGTGAGTTAACAGTGAATAACTTGCAACATTAAAAGGTACACCTAGGAACATATCGCAACTGCGCTGATACATTTGACACGATAGTTTATTATCTGCACTTACATAAAATTGTGCAAAACAATGGCATGGTGGAAGAGCCATCTCATCTAGCTCACCTGGGTTCCACGCTGTTAAAATATGTCTACGACCAAATGGATCCTTTTTAATTCCTTCAATTAATTGAAGTAGTTGATCTACTTCTACAGGTTCGCTTTCGCTAGAGCTAATCCAACGTTTAAATTGTGTACGCCAATGTCGCCATTGTACACCGTAAACCCGACCGAGGTCGCCTGGGAATTTGGACTTAGGCTTCCAATAAGGTGATAGAGCGTTGGCTGTCCAAATAGTCACTGCTCCGGTACGTTCACCGTTTTCATCAAATGATGCAGCTTTGCCGTGTGTGATTTCTGCCAATCTTCGTTCATCGCCGCTGCCTTCGATAAACCAAAGCAATTCTCCCAAACAGGCCTTGAATGCTAACTTTTTGGTAGTAACTGCTGGAAACCCTAGGGTAAGATCATAACGCATCTGCATACCAAAAACACCAATGGTGCCTGTGCCTGTACGATCTTCTCGCACTGTGCCGTTATCTAATACGTGTTGTAATGCATCTAAATATGTTTTCATTTTGGTTTGGTTGTCAGTATGTTAAAGTTAATAGCACATCGAGGACCTTTTTTTGGAATGCCCCCACCATGATACAATGTTCCATCAAATATAATCAACCTTCCTTTTTTCGGACTCACAGATTTCATCACCTGATGATTCTGATCAAAAAATACAGTATCTCCGTCTGCATCATTCACATAGTAAAATACCACAGTGTGCTGATAAGGAAGATCGATATGAGGTGAATAATGTTCTAATTTAGTTTCGTATGGAGTTGTTACAAAAATTCTTGCCTGTATAATGTCATTAAAAATTAAATGTTCTTGATTACAGGCTATTTGAGGTATAAGAGAAAAATTAGGAAGAAAAGGACTAATAGCCGATGGCGATTTAAGAATATGTGTAAAACTTAAAGGACTTTCTCCATTTTCTTCTGCGGTATCTTCATACTTACAAGTTAACGGAATTAATGAATAAATCTCATCTTCCCTACAACGACCTAATATGCTGAATTCATAAAAGTCTTGTAGGTATTGGGGAATAATATCATCATATATCTTAATGTCCATTATTCTTTCTTAAGTAATTCCCACATCTTTTCTTTTTCAATAAGATCTTTTTCTAGTTCTACATATTGTTTACGTAGTTCTTTTAATTGATTCCAACGATTTTCAAGTTCTTCATTTGGACGAAGTATGCCCAATCTTTCTTCAACCTTATCCATAAAATCAACAAGACTTCGATCACCAAATTTAATATCGGGATTTTCACCTGCTATAGTAAGTTGTCCGCTCACTGAATTATTAATTACAGATGATGCAGATGATGCCCACGAACTTACTGGATATCCTATCGAACTTATTCCCCCTACAGTCATCCCATTGGAATAATAAGCTGAAGGATACCCTGAAGAATCGAGAGTGATAGTATCGTCACCAACACCGATGTTTATATCAATGTCACTTAAATCGATACTGTCAGACATATTAGGCTGCCTTGGCTTCTTTACGAGCGTTCTTTTCTGCTGTGATTTCGTTACGACGAGCTTTAACTGCTTTACCAACTTCTTGTAATGCTTTACGAGCACGAGTACCGGCTGCTGCATTACCTGCTGTGAACTTAGCATCTTCTGCTAAGAATGTTTCAAAAGCTGCTTTTAATTGTTCTACTGTATTTGACATTTTTGGTTCCTTTATATTAATAATCATTGACAAGTACCGCCAACTCAAGTATTATATATTATAGTATTTTAAATAGCAACCGCAAAAGCGGTTAAATAACAGCAAATTTATGCCAATTGATTTCCAAAACATACCGTTTGAACAGATAACTCGTTTCGGACAACGAACAATGTTAGAACGCCCCCTGTTCTCTGTTAGTTGGATCCTGGGGAGATTCTGTAACTATAATTGTAGTTACTGTTGGCCATATGCGAGATCAGACAAATTAGATTATCAAGATTTTAAAACATATACCAACGCTATCGATAATATCAAAACTCAAGCGAGACAAAATGGATTTACAGAATTCCATTGGAGTTTCAGTGGAGGGGAACCTACCGCGTATCGAGAACTAATTAATCTCTTTGAACACTTACAAGATAATTGTTATCAAAGCATACACATGACTACCAATTTAAGTCCTGGAAGTAAATGGTGGGGTGCCTGGTGTTATGCAACAAGAGATTTTTCACGACGAAGCATTACAGCAAGTTATCACTCAGAGCATGCCAAGGAACAAGAATTTGGTGATAAGTGTTTACAATTAATGCGTGACGGTGTTTATGTTACAATTAATCAGGTAATGGTGCCAGAACTGTTTGATGAACTGTACGATCGTTGCAGTAGATTCCATGAACGTGGCATTAATGTTACACTCAAACCTCAGAGTGATCCTACAGCTAGTTGTGTAGTAGATGGATATACAGAAGATATGGTACATAAAATGCAAACAGGATTCCCTCAACAAGCACTAGGGGAAGAAGTTTATCAAATCGCACTGTATGATCAAGAAGGTCAAGAATATCTTTTCGATCAGGCAGAAAGATTTAATGCGTTTGGATTTAATAAATTTCAAGGTTGGACTTGCAATTCGGGATATCAAAGTGTCATAATAAGAAGTAATGAAGTAAAGAGATCGTACAGTTGTCACGATCAGCCCTTAGGAACATTAACAGAAGGATTCAAACTGTTCACTATACCGCAGGTATGTATAACGCCAAGCTGTGTTAGTAGTGCTGACAGTAAAATACCAAAATGCAAATAGACTTAGATCACTACTATAAATTAATTTCTCAAAATAGCGAATTAAAAAAACATTTAGTCACTAGATGTCAAGGGCCTTGGGTCTATCACGGAGACACTAAAAAGTTAGATCTCCAAAGTGGAAACTCGGCATTTATCTACGGGTTCACCGATACAGACCTCATGGATGCAAGAAATTCTTGTAATAGTTATTTTGTTAATAATTCTGATACAGAAACACATAATCAAATTACCAAATTAATTAATAGTTTAGAAAAACATACAGGAATGACAGCATTTACTTGGGCAGTTAGTGGTAGTGATGCTGTTGAAGCTGCTATTGCTGTTAATGATCATTATTGGCGTACCCAAGGTAAAAATAAACCAATTATACTGACTTTAGATAAATGCTATCATGGAACAACCTATCTATTAAAGAGTCTTAGAGGAACTGCACCCCAATTCAGGCATGTGACAGCACATGCACCATTATGGATTAAGATTGAAGATCGAGAAGAGCAAGAAAGAATTTGTATTGAAGATATACATCAACAAATTATTACCAACCCTAATATAGGTGCTGTTCTATTAGAAGCTATACCGTGGATAGCAGGAGTATTACCATTTAGTAATAATTTCTGGTCTAATATTCGTGCGTTATGTACTCAACATAACATCAATTTAATCATAGATGACGTGGCTGGATGTTTTGGTAAATTAGGCCATATAGTTAGCCACAGAAGTTTTCAAATCGAGCCGGACATTGTTGCTATAGGGAAATCTTTAACAGGAGGATATGTTCCTTTTGGCGCTGCATTGGTATGTGATCGTATTAATCAAGCAGTGAAGGATGCTAAATGGGATCACACTCACACATGGTGTCCGGTTATGGATGGAATATATCTAGCCAACGTTATGATCAACAAGCTCGAACAAGATCTTCCTAAAGTACCTCAGATTGAACAACGATTTACAGATATAATGAAAAAGCATCGAATACATTCAAAAGGTCAAGGATTATTCCAAGAAGTTTTCAGCCCTACTAAAGAAGAAGATCTGTATGAACATGGTCTACTAATATCTATTAGATCTGAGAATTCGGTTAAGATTATACTACCTATAATTGCCGACGATGAATATTTTGAATTTTTAGATACAGCAATATCAAAATTAATTAATCTATAAAATGCAACTAGACCTAAATCATTTTCACCATTGGATGCGTGCGGTTCGACAAAGTTCTGATCCTATGCGTACCATGGACGCATTTTGGGCGGGTCAAATGAAGAGCAAATCTTGGCTGGTGAACGAACTTAAACGCCAGCGTGGCAATGTCAAATCATGGCCTACTATAGATATTCATGGCGGTTGGGTTGGAACCTTGGCAAGTATGCTATTTCAGAGCGGTATGTATATTGATCATATTAATAGTATCGATATTGATCCGGAATGTGAAGCTGTTGCTAACACAATGAATCAAATAGAATACGAAGGTAACAAGTTTAAGGCCATTACAGCTGATATGTGCAGTTTCAAAAGTAATGCTGATATTATCATTAACACCAGTTGTGAACATATCACACAAGAACAATACAATACTTGGTTGGCATTACAACCTAACTCGCTGTTTGTTCTGCAAAGCAACAACTACGACATACCCGAACATGTTAGAACTGCTAAAGATCTAGAAGAGTTTAAACAACAAAGCGGCCTTGATGTCATTTGGTCAGGACATCTTGAAACACAGTTGTATACACGTTGGATGATCATAGGAAAGAAAAATGTTTAAGATGGTTCCGTGGTCTTTAGATTTAGATCTAACAGAATTTTATATCAAGGCTGAGGCTAAAGGTTTTAAGAACAATAGCACACAAAAAATGTTGGTTGATTGTTTTGACAATGAAAGACATAAACAAACCTGGATCTTATATTATGACAACAAAGCTATAGGTAGTGTTGCGGCACACAGTTTAGATTTACCACAATTAGGTGAAGATGCTTATCGTATCTGCGCTCGAACTTGTATATTAACAGATGAATTACCTCTTACAAGTTTACGAACTATTTCTGGAATTATCAATCATCAAAATTATACAGCTCAATATTTAATACCAGCCTGCATTAGTTGGGCACCACCGTGGGGCGATTTATATATCACCAGCACAGAAAATGCTGTAGGATCACAACGATTGGTTAACAGAATATTTTGTCCTGCACTTGAGGCAACAGGTGTATTAGAATTTGCAGGAAAACATCTCTATAGAAATACTGAACAATCTTTCTGGAAGGTTAACGTTAATAAATTTAACGAGGAATTAGATACACACGGTCGCTGGACTGATATAGTCTTTGAGTAATTCTTTCAATCTCCCATAGCCCATTCTTCTATTTTCACCAATAACCCTAACAACGATACTTACACAAAATCTTCTATGATCAGAAAGATTGATAACATCGTGTATTTCGCTAGCATTAATTATTGTAGGTTTGCTGATTTGATGCTGATGATCTAGAGTACAATCTTGTCGATCACAGGCCCAATAGTCTGTGCCGATAGGACTTTTCATTAATTGTAGTTCTTTGTTTTCTTTAAGTTTAAACCAGCGCATCCATGTTTCGCCTTGATCATATACCCAATTCATTTTACATGCATCGGGAGGATCTATCTCGTCAAGATGCATGAAAATATTTCCATTTGGAGGACAATAAAATAATTCCGAATGTTCTATTTCAAGATTGTTGTCATTTAACCAGTTGTAAAATTCCGGACTAATAGCATCTTTGGGGATAACAAACTGAGCAGGAGCTTCGTCGGTAACAGGCAGCTTAGAAAAATAATCAGGATCATTCAATATATAATCAATCCCAATATTTAAATCCACACAATATTCCATTATTCGAGATCCTTGCGTAAAAAACTTATGATCAGAACACCTCTTACAGAATTAGTATTATTGTAAGCCCAATGATCGGTGCTCTCATCAAATATATTTAAGTCTCCATTTTTTAATCTACGATCTACACCCCCAACAACTAACCCTGTTCCGGGAAGGGTATCTAATGTTAAATGATATTTTATCACGGTGGTTGAATGATCATCAACTGCGCTTTCATCGTGATCTTGATGTTCGTCTATTTTGCTATGTGGACGTAGGATGGAAAACGTAGCTAACAGTGGACGCACATTTAGATCCATTAATAGATCAATAGTTTGAGAACTTCGATCTTTCCATGGTTTGTATAGATACATCAGGGGATATACCTGCCAAAAATAATCTGTATTTTTTGGACATTTTAAAAGACCGTCGATTCCGTCATCGCTGTAAGGATAATCATAATATTGATCTAAAGGAATATTTTGATATTCTTTTTGGATCGTTTCAAAATTATCTAATAATCGTTGATGATTTAATTTAGGAAAGGCGGTTGTAAACATTATAGAATAGTTTCGCAGTTGCTGAGATCTAAAGTTAGTACATCGTGTACCCAAATGTTTCCGTAAATGTGTATTCGATCTGTGTTGCTTCTGTTGTCAGTTGAATGTAGATGTGTGGTATTAACAATATAACACCAACCATCGGCAGGAATATGTAATTCTTTTCCAGCAATGGTAAATTTAGCATCTGGATCGGTTTCTATAGCTATATGAAATCTAAATTTATCGTGCCCATCTTGATGCGCAGGCAATGCCGTGCCTGGAGTATGGATTGCTATTTGTATATCATGTGGAGGTATAGGCATATTTTCAAATATTTCTAATCCGTATCCAAAGCAACACTCTCTGGCTCCTAGCCCTTGAAAATGATCCACTCTATTCTGAGGCATATCAGCATTGTATTCGTCTTTGGCAATGATCCGTAGCCAAGGAACTGGTCCTTTGGTATCGTCACCCCAGGTAAGCATTAACCATCCAGTGTCTGGCATTGCACCAGGTTTTTCTAATTTTTCATTAGGATCATTTTTCCACATGTACTTGTGTGTGCCGTATCTCCAGACCCAATCACTGTATCGTTCCATAGTTTCTTTATGCCAATCTCGCAGTCTTTCAAGGTCAATTTTAAACCACCGTTTAATGACCCACCCTGTGTCTACAACAGGATAATCAAACACACAGTCATCTAATGTTTCAGACAATGGATTACTTTGATTATCTGTGATAACCTTAATATCTGCATTGGATAATTTCTTTAAGATAGTTTCAAAGTCCCATGGTTCTATAAACTGCAACGATGCAGATGTACGTATTTCAGGAGCAACAATGATATGCGGTACACTGGTATTGATCACACAAGGACCTTGATCATCCCAAATGTCTGCAGGAGTGATTCCTTTTACGTCTACGGGAATGTAGGCGGTAACATTAGGAGTAACCCAATCGGTAGATGCTTCATTACCATACATGACTGTTTTATCAACACCGGGCATATTGTAAAATTGTACCTGACTCTTATTATACGTTAACGTCCAATTAACAGCAGCCGGCAGTATTTCACCTTCCCCATTACAATCGATATGTGCAATATGTGGATCTAACGCGAGCCAATGCCAAATAACAACATTTTGAACATTGAGATCGCGATCCTGCAACCATTTTAAGAATTCTGGATTAAGTACTTCTGGACTTAGTTTAGCTTTATGTACGAAATTATCAACAACAGGCACTGCTGTTAATATATCGATCTTAGTTTTATCGATTAAATTATTAACATCAAATGGAATTAATGTTGAAACATTTTGTGTGTACGGTAGCATAGGTTATTCATCACATAAAACTATATAATAGTATTTATTGACCAGTTAACGAATGTTTTATTATAGTGAACTAATAACCAACAACTATATACAATATTTCACTACTCTAAATCTTTACGTAAAACATTATAGAATAGTTTCGCAGTTGCTGAGATCTAAAGTTACTACATCGTGCATCCATACATCTCCATATATGTGTACTCGATCTGTAGTACCTCTATTATCGGTTGAGTGTAGATATGTAGTATTAACAAGATAACACCATCCATCGGCTGGAATATGGGTTTCTATTCCGTTAATAATAAATTTAGCATCTGGATTAGTTTCTACAGCTATATGGAATCTAATCTTATCAGGTTCGTCTTGATGAGGAGGTAATTTTGTTTTTGGTGTGTGAATAGAAAACTGTAGGTCGTGTGGTGGGATAGGCATGTTCTCAAAGATTTCTAAACCGTATCCAAAACAACATTCTCTGGCTCCTAATTTCTGACCATGATCGGCTCTATTCTCAGGCATCGTGGTGTTATACTCATCTTTGGTGATAGTACGCAACCAAGGAACAGGACCTTCTCGATCATCTCCCCAGGTAAGCATTAACCATCCGGTGTCTGGTTGAAAACAATCTTTTAAAGTTTCTTGAGGATCGTACTTCCACATATATTTGTGTGTGCCGTATCTCCAAACCCAATCGCTATAGCGTTCCATAGTTTCTTTATGCCAGGATTTTAATCTTTCAAAATCAACTTTGAACCATTTCTTAATAATCCACCCGGTGTCTACGATAGGATAATCAAACAAACAATCAGTTAGTTGACTGGCCAATGGATTGTGTTGCTTATGCTGAACTAATCGAAATTTATGATTAGATAATTTTTCTAATACTGATTCAAAGTCCCAAGGTTTTGCAAATTGTAAAGAAACTGAGATTCTCATTTCAGGTGCAACAACCATGTGAGGTACACTAATATTAATTAAACAGGGACCTTGATCAGACCAATCATCTATAGGTTTGATTCCTTTAACATCTACCGGAATATAAGCAGTGACGTGTGGAGTGACCCAATCTGCAGCCGCCTCGTTTCCGTACATAACGGTTTTATCTACGTTAGGCATATTGTAAAAATTTACTTTACTACCGGATTCAGTTAAAGTCCAATTAATTGCACAGGTTGTTTTCGTCACTCCGGTTTCGTCACAGTCAATGTGTGCAATATGAGGATCTAATGCTAACCAGTGCCAAACAACAACACTTTCTACATCTAGATCAAGAGATTGTAACCATTTTAAGAATTCTGGATTAAGCACTTCAGGACTTAATTTTGTTTTATGTACAAAGTTATCGCTGGCTGGGGATTCTGTTAATATTTCAATCTTAGACTTGTCGATAAGATCGTCAATATTAAATGGAATAAATTTGGAAATAGGTTGAGTATATGGAAGCATTATACTATTTATTTCCTTTTCTAGTTACCAGATATAGAATACGCATAGAATTATTTCTAGACCACTGGTCAAACAGATATATAGAGTATGTTCAGATTTCACGACCTAAAAAGCATACATCTAGAGATCACTAATAACTGTCAAGCCAGTTGTCCTATGTGTGCTAGAAACGATCACGGTGGCCTACCTAATCCTTTGATCAAATTAAAGGATTGGTCTCTAGACGATTTTAAAAAAATCATTAACAAAGAAGTTCTAGCCCAAATTGAACATCTCTACTTTTGTGGCAATTTTGGAGATCCATTAGTAAACAATAATCTCTTAGAAATGTGCGAATATGTGAGAGATAATAGCGACATACTTGTCCGTATACACACTAACGGTAGCTTGCGGTCCGAGGAATGGTGGAAAAAATTAGCTAAAGTAATGCCTAAGAATCATGTGGTTATTTTTGGTATCGACGGATTGGTTGATACTCATCATCTATATCGTATAGGTACAGATTGGAATAAGATTATTGGTAATGCACGTGCTTTTATACAGGCAGGCGGAATAGCTGAATGGGCTTATATCAAGTTTGAACACAATCAACATCAGGTTGACGATGCTCGAAAAATAGCAGATGAGGTAGGATTTAAATCATTTACAGTAAAGAACACTATTAGATTTTTAGAACCAGATTACCCTGTATATGATAAGACCGGTGAAACAAAATATTATATTAAACCTCCTACAGACAACGCAGTAAAATTTGTAGACAAGGATATAATCAGCCAATTTAATACCTGGTATAGTAGTGTTGAAATAGATTGCCAAGTTAAACAAAATAAAGAACTATATATTGATGCATTTGGACATATATATCCGTGCTGTTGGATGGGGTCAACTCAGTATCAATACAATAAACCAGATACCATAATCTATCCTTACAAACAACAGTCTGTAAAAGAGCAAGGTGAATGGTTGTTGGATCTAGGAGGTCAAGATGCGTTGGATCTTAACAAGGTGTCAATAAAAGAAATATTAGATTCAAAAAAATGGAAAACTATATGGGACACATATTGGCATAAGAAAAAAATGTTAGTATGTGCTAAAAATTGTGGTAACACTAAAGAGAATATGTTCTCAAAACCCAAAGACCAATTTGTAGAAAGGATTAACTTTGACTGATCAAATTTTTTGGTATGCTAAAGAAGATACTAAGTTAGGATCATGGCAACGAAAAGTAGAAACGTTGTCAGGAAGTCCTACGTTCTGTATTTTACCATGGATACACTTCGCTACTCGACCTAATGGTGATATGAGATTATGTTGTTCAGCCAATGCCAGCGGAGCAGGTGAGAACCACACAATAGGATTAGTACGTAACGAGCAAGGTGAACCGGCAAACTTTGGTCGTGAAACGCCTATGAGTGCTTGGAATAATGAGTACATGAAATCAGTTCGTACCACAATGCTCAACGGAGAGATTCCTGCTAGCTGTTCTAAATGCTATGATGAAGAAAGCAAAGGGGTTGCCAGCAAGCGTATGTGGGAAACAGGCTCTTGGATTCAGGATGGAATTGATGTTGAAGAACTAGTTCAACAAACCCAAGAAGATGGAACGATCCCAGAAAAATTAGTTTATCTAGATCTACGCTTAGGACATACATGTAATTTAAAATGCGTAATGTGTAGTCCTCATGATAGCAGCCAATGGGTTCCTGATCATAAAAAACTCTATCCTTTATTTGAAGCAAAAGAATTAAAGGAACAGATGAGATGGGACAGCACAACTTTTAATAATAAGTGGCATGAAAATCCAGACTTCTGGAAAGAAATGTATGCTCAAATACCTAATCTTAAGCAAGTATATTTTGCTGGGGGAGAACCTTTAGTAATTAAAGAGCACAAAATGTTCCTAGAAGAAATTATTAGACAAGGGTATGCTGATAAAATACTTGTTCGATATAACACCAATGGTCTTTTAATTGATGATTCCATAATTGAGTTGTGGACTAAATTTAAAAAAGTTAAGGTAGGATTTAGTCTCGACGGTACTAGTGAACGTAATCGATATATTAGATATGATTCGAGCTGGCGTAAAATCATGGCTAATTTGCGTAGGTTGGATGATACACCGGATAACATACAGGTCAGCATAGCTACTGCCATACAGATATTAAACATCAAACATTTGCCAGACTTTGCCAAGTGGAAGGTTACACAAAAATTCAAAAAGGTTAACCTACAGAATATTGTAGATGGTACAGAAGCAGGTGGCGGATTATTTAACATGCACCTGTTGTACATACCAACATATCTTAGTATCAGATGCTTGCCAGAAAAAGATAAACAAGAAGTTCGAGAAGCATTTAAAGAATTGCAGATTTGGTTGTTTACCCATTATAGACAAGACGACGACTTCTGGAAAAAGAATCCATATGGTTGGTCGCGCTGGAAGGCAGTATTAGATTTTATGGATAGCGAAGATCACACTGATCAATTGCCTGCATTTAAAGAATATATACAACGATTAGATAATTTACGTGGTACAGACGCTAAGGCAATATTCCCAGAACTTGCTCATTTAGTATGATCACAGAAATTTCTAATAACTATAAATCAGATTTTCTTCGTATAGAATATATGTTAGGAAATACCTGTAATCATAAATGTTCTTATTGCTTTCCTAATAATAATGAAGGAACCTTTCCTTGGCCTGATGTTGGAATGGTAAAAGAAAATTTAGGTCATCTATTGGATCATTATCGAGATCACGGAAAGAATACCTTCCAATTTTATTTGGTAGGAGGAGAACCTACAATATGGAAGGATCTTCCTGAACTTACAGAATTCCTTAAAAGCAAATACAATGCCTATATTAATGTATCAACTAATGCTAGTCGAAGTTTAAACTGGTGGATTGCCAATGCTGATTATTACGACAATATTGAAATATCTGTACATCACGAATTTGTTGACATTGATCACATAATCAAAGTTGCTGATATGATATATGATCGCAAGCGTCATGTTGTTGCTAATGTATTGATGGATCCTGATCATTTTGAAAAATGTAAAGATATTGTTGAAAAGTTAAAGACCAGTAAGAACAGTTGGGGTATAATAGCCAAGGGTGTGTTGTATAGTGGGCAAACAAGATATACAGAGGAACAGAAAGAATATTTTAATCCTGCAGAGAAACGTGCTCCTAACCTTCTTTGGTATATTCGCAGCCTAAGAGAACCCGAATACACTAGAAAAGTCTATATTATAGAAGACGATGTTAAAAAACGTGTGCCTAACGATAGTTGGATTATGTTAAACGACCGTAATCACTTTCGTGGGTGGACCTGTAATTTAGGAGTAGACTTTTTAGAAATATATCAAGACGGTACCATATCTGGAAATTGTAGACAGCGTGTATATGGAATGGATCATTTCAATTTGTACGACCAAGAGTTTGTCGAAAAGTTTTCACCTGAAATTAAACCCATCGTATGTCAAAAAGATACCTGCGAATGTAGCAGCGAAGTTGCTATAAAGAAATATGTTTGAAATATTAGAACCCATACTTACAGATAAACCAGGATTTCATATCACTTGGGAGTTAACTCTTAAGTGTAACTTAGATTGTTCGTACTGCGACAGTAACGGACACAATAATTCAGTCCCCCATCCCGATACAGAAGAATGTTTAAAGACCTTAGACTTTCTATTAAGATATGTTGATCTTTATATGACGTATAAAGCGCCAAGCCATAGATCGGCAATTTTAAATGTATTTGGAGGCGAAGCGATATACCATCCTGGGTTTGTTACTATCTTAGAAGAAGCACGTAAGAGATATGAACAATATCGAAACAAATGGTATCTTAGTATCCACTGTGTTACTAATGCGGTGGCTCCAGAAAACACATGGAAAAAGATATTAGACAATGTTGATTCTTTTACAATCAGCTATCATACAGAAAGTCGTAGTGATCAACAACAACAGGTTAGAAACAATATATTAGCCTTGAAAGAAACTGGTAAATGGTATCAGTGTTCTATTCTAATGCACCCCAAACATTTTGATAACAATTTAGAAATGATCGAATGGTGCAAGGATAATAATATCCCTTATCTACCAAGGCAATTAGATCAACATAAAGATTCTGAAGATTTTAAATATCAACCAGAACAGATTGTTTGGTTTAATAATCTTTACAAAAAGAAAGAAACTAAAACTATAGCTGTGTTAGAAGTCAAAGAAGAAAAGACCAATATATCAGAAGTAGGACGTGCTTGTTGTGGTGGTACAGGATTTTGTGTTGATCGAGACACAGATAATTCAACTTTCTTTATTCCTGATAACAAATTTGAAGGTTGGAGTTGTTCAGTTAATTGGTTTTTTGTATTTGTTAAACAGACAGAGCGTGCTGTTTATGTGAATAAAGACTGCAAAATGAACTTCAACGGTGAAGTGGCTCCGATCGGATACTTAGATGATGCTGAACATATCTTACAGGATCTTGAAATCAACTTAACAAATAATACAATGCCTGTGATTAAATGTAAAAAACGTGCTTGTTGGTGTGGGCTATGCGCTCCTAAAGCAAGAACTGAAGATCTTTACAACACTATGATGCTATCTAACTATATCATTCCACAACAGATCGAAGTCTGATCTTTCTTTTGCTTTCGGTATACACATACCACACCCACAACGTTGATTAGGGCATACTATAGGAGTTGGGTTTTCTAATCTTTTTGATAGTCCAGATAACATATTTTGAGTATCATTAAGATTACCGATCGATCCTCTTTGGCCTTCATGTTTGGCCTGACAGGTTTGATGATGATAAACAGACCCGGTATGTTGGTCAATGTGTAAGAAATACCAATCAACCATACAATTCCAATCTTTAAATTCTGTATTAACTAATTTTACTTCTTGCCATTGATCATTAACTTTACCTTGTAAACAACGTCCACCACAACATGCTCGACCTAATTGTGTTCCTGCCTTGATTTCTTCTGCCGATCCTTTAAGTCCCATTTCATCAAAGAACCATTGTTGTTGAAATTTATCATATTCGTGACTAGTACGTCTGTTGCTTCCGTCTGCATCGATAAACCATCCCGATCTTTCAGTAACTCCGTCTCCGATTGGACGGGGATTTACTTTAATCTGATGGCGTTTAAGAGAATTGTAAACATCTATACATTCTTCCCAGTGATCTACATGTAACATAACATTGATCTGCATCCATAAGCCTGCATCTCGTAATGCTATAATATTTTTTAATACTTGTTTTTTAAGTTCAGGATGGCCTTCGGCATGATAACTAACTGTTACCCCGTGGAAGCGATCGATAATCTTTTGTGTATATTTGCTGTTCCATGCGCCATTAGTAGTTAGACTTAGTTGGAATTCACCCGATTCATTGATATGATCTACTAAATCCCAAAAAGCAGGATTCATAGTAGGTTCGCCGCCTGTGAAATTTATATTGGTATGTGATGTAAATTTACGTTTGCCGTTGTATAAAGATGTCCACGATTTAATAAATTCAAATGTTTTTTTAAGTTCTTCTAGACTATGATGTGGACTAACATTGTCGTGACGACTAACTTCACAATAGGAACAATCGTAGTTACATCTACGACCTAAGTCCCAGGTAACCATCATAGGTTCCGGTTTTATTAATTTAATCGCTGTGGTTTTGATCATTGATTTTAGTTAATGGAATATCGGCAGCACAAGTACACCAGTCGCGGGTACAGATAACAGGATCAGTAGGAATAATAAATGTATCATTGTAGATATTACCCAGACTATCCCCAACTCTACAGGTTGCACGATGAACTTCACCGTCCCAATTAATCATGAGACTTTCTATACCTGCACTACAGGTCCATCCCTTAAATTGATTCTGTTTCTTTTTAATAATATCATTAGCATGTACAATATATTCTTCATCTACACGACAATTAGGTTTAGCAGTAGCATCTTGTGAAATAAGCCATTCTAGATCTTTCCCATCATATCGCATATCGTCAAATATATTATGATCTCCTTCAGTCCAACGTATTCTACGAACAGCATATCTTATTCCTACATCTTTTAATCTTTCCACAACAAATCTAACGTCAGCCATATGATCATGATGAGCCATGACATTTACAAAGAAATCTCTCTCAGTAGCATCGTAAAATTCGTTAATAGTTCTAAGAATACGTTGCCAGTCGTGTTCAAAATGTAAACTGAATACTAAGTGATTAAAAAACATTTCGTTGTCCAGATACCATTTTGCTGGACGAGTTCCGTTAGTAGTTAGATTAACCCAAAAAACATCTTTTCTTTTAAAATAATCAAATAGGTCTTCGATGTCTGGATGAACCGCAGGTTCACCGCCCGTTAAACTAATACGCAATGGCTTCCCTAACGCACACAAACGGTCTACAGTGCGTTCTAATATATCGATAGGGGTATGTGGACTATAGTTGTCATGAATACTGTCTGGACAGTAACTACAATCATAGTTACAACGTTTGCCAAGATTCCACTCAACTTTAATCTGATCTTGATGGGGCCATGCCGAAGTTATCTTAAACATAAGGTTTAAACTCCGGAACTATGTCTAATAGATTTTGCCCACGAGATACATCTAATACTTGATTGAATTCTAAAAACTCTTTCCATAAATGATTTTGATCTTTTGCTCGTAGATAGTTGATATTGTCTTCAATTTGTCTTAGTGTGATTCCTAACAATATAGGATGTTTCTTAATGTTCTCAAAATTAGGAATACGTAACTTCATTTGTTCTAATCGTTCGATAGCAAGTTCTTTTAACTCTTTTGGAAGTACCTGAGCTGATAATACATTAGGATAACTTACGCGATGGCTGTAAAATACTATACCCATTTTATTAATGAAATAATCTACGCATTCTGCGGCTTGTAAAATATTACCAGCCTGTGCGGTGAAAGCACCAACCACACGTGAAACATTTGGTATAGTCTGTATTTCTTTAACATTTTTCTCAACTTCAGAAAAGTTACCATTACCACGGATATAATTGTAAACGTCATTGATGCCATCAATAGATACATTAACAGCAACTGATTTGAAATAAGGCCAATAGTCATGTACAGTCCTTCCGCCTTTGATTCCTAGAGTGGTACCATTGGTAGCATATTTGATCTCTATATTCTTGCCATACGGTTTAAGCATGTCTAAAATTTTGTAATGCTGTGGATCCATTAACGGCTCACCACCGGCAAATTCTACCCGTCTAAAGTGCGGCAGCAGTTTTTCAAAACTTTCCCACCAGTTGTCTGTATCATCAAACGGACCTATATATTTTCCAGGTTTGCTGACAAATCTATCTACAGTTTTAACTAGGTAGTTACCTTCTTTAGCATAGAATGGTTTAACTTCATCCCAATCAGTCCAGCTGGTACTGTCTAAAGGATTACACATACGGCAGCGTAGATTGCACAAATTGTTGAGTTTGATCTCCATGGTTGGAAATTCGAAAGGCATGGTATAATCTTCACGCAGTGCGTCTAATGCGTTAGGATATAGATTGATTCGTGCTTCAGGAATCTCACCTTTAATGTGACGTTGGCGTAAACTTTCAACGCCTTGGTCTTCTAGATCAAAGCAAGGTTTGCACACTTCTGGACGCTCACCGCAAAGTACCTGTCTACGAACTTCTCTCATATGATGACCGTTCCAAATATGTTCTAGACTATCATCTTGTATCCAGCCAATAGGTTGGCTTCGGCAGCATACTTTAACAGCACCATCTTCTCTAGTTGCTACACCTGTAAATGGATGTAAGCAGAATGTTTTGCTTTCTTTACCAGTCATTTTTATGCCATATTGGTTTTGTTAATTCTTTAATATCTACTGTAATTAGATCACTCGCCTGAGCAAATTTACTGTACTTATCGTAAGATTTAAACCCTTTATAGGCACGATTTTCAAGTATAACCCACGCATCAGGTACAGTGTGTTTTAATTGCTCTATAGTTTTGTTTTCTAATTGCAGTCTATATACTAAGGTGTAAAAAATAGCAGTTGAATGATAACTAAAAACATGGCTGAGATTAATTAATGTGTTACGATCGTTGTAACTAGGATCGATCCAATTATGTCCAACTTCTTCATGTAAGAAATCCTTGTAACAGAATTCAAAAGAAACTTTCTGTTTGATTTCAGGCCATATAGAATTCCAACCCACCGTCTGTTTAAATTCTTCCCAACGCTCTTGTAATCCGGTTTTTACACCATACCAAGTATCACTAGGCAAACCTAGAAACTCTGTTTTTTCACGACCAAATGTTTCTAAGAATTTTATATAATCGATGCCATCCCACTCTAAAAGACGTTTGGTGAATTCTAAGAACATCATATTGTAGTCTACAAACTTAACTCTAGTACCTTGCTCAAACCCATATTTCTTTAGATAAAATATCCAATCAAGACCGTTACAGGTTGTAATTAAATTCTTTAAAGGACCATCTAGATCATATTCTGGTAAACTAGAAGTTCCAAACGGATTGATCCAATGCCTTGCCGCCACTGTTGTTTCTAAATAAAATTTACTTTGATGCTGAACAGGATTTCCGTCATCGGGATAAAAATATCTTTTGGAATTTCTAAAACCTTCATCAAATACCAAGACTGATAAATTATTTTCAAATGCCAAACTTAGAATATTCCATCCATAACACTTATGTTCAAAGTTTTTACGTTCGTGTCCTGATTTAACCCACAACGGAGTATAATCATCATGATAATTTTCTTCACTTCTAATAGGAACGATTTGTTCGTGATTAGTATATAAGGTCTTTTTTCCAATGTCGGGACAATCTAATCTTTGGTATTGACCTAAATTAATTACATAACATTGTGGATGTAATTCATAATAGGCAATTTTTTTGTCTAGTATATGCCCCATTAGGAACCAGTCTTCTTTGACTTTTTGGTCTAATAAGGGATAAAAGTCTAAATAATCTCCCCAGATAGTTCCCATTAGAGCTACCACAGCATGATGGTATCCATTTACCGATGCAATTCTTAGTAGTTCATCTTCGTTATCACCAACTAGAACATCATATCCGTTACCTGCAAGTGTGGCTATTTCAAAGTCAGCACTATTTTTAACCAGCTCAGTTAACCATGGGGTAGGATATTGATCTGTGCTATCTATAATACAAAAAACTGTAGATTTATTTGTATCTTTAATAGATCTAAATGTTTGAAATGACATTTTTACCTTTTAGACTTTTGAATATTAAATTAGAAAAATCTTCTAATCTATCTCCAATTATACATTCAGCAATCATATGGATCCTTGTTTGAGAACTATGATTTATTATAGCATGATTGCGAGTATTATTCAAGATATAAATGCTACCTTCTTGCCAAGGTAAAACCCCACACTCCTCGCTAATCATTTCGCATCCGGTTGGATGAGTAATAGCTAGATTAATCGCTATAGTTTCATTTAATACATCTAGATCTTTAAGAGATAAATGTCGACCCCAGTCAGGTAGATCATTATGAACATCAATATATCCGCCTGGATCGAGCTTCATGAATCGTAATCTTTTAAATCCCTGTACAGGAAAATTCTTCCAAAAGTTTACAATGGTAGGAACACTATTGGCTAACTCAGTCCAATCAAAATGTTGTTTAGTAATATCATCGTGATGTGTAGTTTCTGAGATATTGACCCCATGAACACAACAACTGCTCCATCCTTGGTGTATTTCTCCGCTACGATGTGTAACATAGTAGGGTTCGGCAGCAGTCATTTCTTGTTTAAAACTGTTGAGATCAAAATCTATATCTAATTTTAACCAACCAATTGTATCTTGTTTAAACAACCATCTGGTGGTATTTACAGGATCAGTAACATTAACATCAACAGCCCAATTTAAATTTTTATTTTGATCGGCAAAGTCTAATAAATGCTGAGGAATCATTGCGATAATGCCCAATTACGTTCTTGGCACCAAAAACATTTTCCACAAGTTGGTATTGTTTGTCCCGGAACATAGGTTCGATAATCAATTCCTTCGAAGACGTCTGGAAAGGTCTGAGTATCTCCCTCGCAGGATCTCGTCTTGCTCAGTAAATTTTCAAGATTGAAATTTTTATATTGTCTGATAATCCAATCTTTAGATGTGAATCTAAAGGGATGACAAACATATATTCCCTGTTGAAAGTCAACCAACAGATGAATATTTTCTTCAGTAAGTTCGTTATTGCGATCGTCTGGTTTAAAGGTAATACTATCCAGCGGCGGATTTTTGGTTATTCCGGCAAACCAAGCATTGATTTTTTGAGTGAAACATACATATTCAGCATGACTTCTGACACTGATTTGATCACCACTTTTCATATGACCATATTCGTCTTTGATAATCGGTCCGATATTACCGTATTCAATATCAGGAGCAATAAAGTTTTCGTGTCTGATAAACTCTATAGTAGGAAATCTAACACATAACTCATAATAGACATTTAGTGAATCCCACTTTTGCCAAGGTCTCGTTTTCCACATACGAATGTTGCTGATAATGTGTACCTGGATTTTGAGATTATTTTTAACAATCAAGTCACAGAGTATGTAGGCCAGCATGGCCGAATCGGCACCACCGCTAATACTAACAGCGATCTTTTTCCATTCAGGATTTAAAACAAATGCTACCCCATCAATGTCATGGGTATAGTCTTTATAGGCCCAATTTTTTATTAATGTATTCACTCTTGATTTCTCTAGCTCGTATAGTTAAATTATTTTGCACTTCCCAACCATTTTCTTGTTCGTGTAACCCCAAGGCAAACTCGATACTTTCTGAAACAGACAGCATAGAAAACAATTTCCATGAATCTAGATATCCTGGTCGAAATCTACGAATCTGTTCATCAACAGCTTCTATAGCATCATACATATTCATATTTTCATTTTCCCAGATAGTTAGATCATTAGAAAAGAAATTATGTCTATTGTATAATTCTCTTTTTTCCTGTTTCATAATTTTATATCCGTATTTTTCATAATCTTCGTCAATGGTGGATTTTTTTCCGGTAAGATTAATATTAAACGGAAAAGCGATGACATTTTGATCACTCCAATTAGTACACAACCAATCAAGTGCCAGTGCTATACTTTCCTTAGTTTCTTTTGGTAAACCATATACCAATGAAACGGTTCCACGATATTTTTTTATTGAGCTAAGGAAGTAATCTCTAGTATCCAATAACCCTGCTTTAATCTTGTCAGGGTGCATACCCTTACCAATAGATTTACCAGTATCGTGGTTAAATGTTTCAATACCAAAATAATGAGACCAGACTCCGGCGTCAGCTAACAATTCTTTTTGTTGCGGACGACTGAATAAAATGTCCCCACGTATAAAAGCACTAAAATTAGGTTCAAAAGACAAACGTTTAGCTATATTGCCCATCTTGACTAATTTTTCGTCACGATCGTTTAAAGTTTCATCTGCGACCTGGTAGTTACTAACACCATAAAGATCATAGTTTCTTTGTAACTCGGTATAGAATCCGTCTAGGTCACGAGTAGTATCTTCTTTCACACCTAACACAGGAAAGTTACAGAAGGTGCAAGCGAATTTACAACCTCTGGATATTTCTGTAGATAAGGTTTCATTAGGATAGATAAAATCTCTAGGTTCATAATCGATGCTAAGATCACTCATCGGCCATGCTGGATAGAAAGCATTGGCATCGATATACCATCCGTTTTTTCTTGGAACGCCTTTAGGGAAAGTTCCATTGCTAAATTTATATTTTAACACTGTTAATACCGCATGTTCTCCAAATCCTCCGATAATATAATCGATGTCATCGTAGATTGGAAAATGGATACTAGGATTTTGTCCGCCTGCTAGCGTCATTATATCTGGATAATTTTCTTTGATATGTCTTAATAAATCAATCAATATTTTTTGGACTGGATCTGATGAATAATTGATCCATGTCGCACTGAAACCAACCCAAGATAGTTGCCCGGCTTGGTGTCTTATTTTAATCAGCTCTTTAAGTTGATCCAGAGTCCAATGATAGAAAAAGTCGACTACTTCAATGTCCCATCCTTCTTTTCGTAATACCGTGGCGATCCGATATGCACCACCAACACGTTCTAATCCGCCGGATCTTTCGTAGCCTGTAAATATGATTGCTTTCATACCAGTATTTAACTATAGCTATAACCCCTTCAAATAAATATGAAGCTATGGAAAACTTTGAATACTATTACAATAATACGCCAGATCACGGATTGGTTAGGAATAATCTAATCTATACCAGCTTAATATCCAAAGATAAAAAGACATTCGTACAATGGTACTATAATGATACTGAATATCATCAAGGTAAAAATCAAATAATTGATAAAGATCTTATGTCCGAAAAATGGGCAAAAGAACTCTATTTTTTAAATCAAATGTCTACAAATAAATCCGATCTGGTACCTAAGATTTTAGATATAGATCTCAATGAAAAGAAAATCTATTTAAAGATAGACGGTGTAGATTTTTGGCAACGCAGTTTGGATAACAATTGTAACTTTGATCAAGTATTACCAGATTGGCAAGATCAAATGTTAGCTATTTTACAAGCACACAAAGATCTAGGATTTTACAAATACAGTCTGCATCCTAGCAGTTATTTTATTATAGATGGGCAACTAAAGAGCATTAATTATTTCTTCTGCCATACCCCCGACGAACCAATGGTTCCGTTGAATCATTTCCGTAGCCATATTAGTAATGATCGTCAGGCTAAATTAGAAGGATATTTTACTGCCCACAATCTAAGTTGGGATAGCGTATTATCATATGATATATTACAGCAAATGACTTTTGAAAGTTTTCGAAGTAACTACTCTAGTGATTTTATAGAAAGAGCAAAGAAAATTTATGTATCTTAAGAAACTAGATTATCAAGTTGATATACAACCATTCTCAAAGTATCTTAAAGATATTAAATGGGATAAAGATGGTAGATGTGCAATTAACAAACCTACCGGACATTTTTTATACGATCCATATGAGTTTCTTCCTGAATGGAAAGATACAGAATTTGAGAAATTGTATAATGATATCCCTTACGAAGTTAGTGAACTAAGATTAATCAGACTAACTCCTGGAGAATGTTATAGGTCACATAGCGATATTGATGATCGAATCCATTTAAATTTACAAGCCAGTGATCAATGTTATCTGATAAATCTCAACGATCAAGAGATGCACAAATTAGAAACAGATGGTAACTTTTATCAAATGGATGGTTCTTATTTGCATACCGCAGTAAACTTTGGCAGCATAGATAGAATCCAATTAGTAATGCGTATACCTTTGAAGAAATATTCTGGAGAGGATTTTATCGCAATTAAAATAATCTTTAAAACTATTCCTTACAATCTTAGATACGTTGTAGATCAAACAATATCTCCATTGCTAAACAGATATGTTAAAGATGGTAGACTAGGGTCATTCGAGTGCCCTATTACTACTGAATATGATTTATTAATAGAACCAGAAGCATTGGCCACTATTGTACACACGCTCGATCAAGTAAACTTAGATTATGATGTTGTGAGAATATAATGATTAAAGGTATCAACGGATCCCCCTATGTAAACATCGAACCCCATATAGACATTGAGGGGTTCAGTAAACTGCACTACAAGATCTGTAGAGGATTAGTGCAGTCAAAATACAAGAAAGAAGGTAATATGGTCAAGCCAGGTGGCTGTGAAGGAGCCTACGAGTTAACATTTAAACCCCTGTATCAGGCACTAGAAGAATATCACGCTTTGCCAGAAGACCATGAGATACGAGTAGAAGGCCGTGCCATAGGTGAATACAAGAATCGCGATGATTTTATGTTGTTCTTAAAACTAGCACTTGGTGCCTATGATCCGTATCAGTTTGTGTTCTTAAAAACAGAAGCGGGCGGTTGGGAATCACGTTTTGATGAAAAGACCTGGACTCCAGATGTGGAGCTATTTCCGGAGCTTAAGATATGGTTAGAAAATCTAGTAGAGCAGAAAGTATTCAAACATCTTGGCCGTGTTATATTCTTCAAAGCAGAACACGATTGTCTAATGCCCTTGCATCGCGATTTGATCTTACCCGACGAACACAATTACTTCCCACATAGGCACGAGTTTATACACGTGCGTCCTAATTTAGATAAACCTTTCTATATATGGGATTCCGAGACTGATCAAAAAATACTGACAGATAAGCGTGCTGTTTGGTTTAACGATCAAGATTGGCATGCCGGTGGTAGAGTAAACAAGCAAAGTTACAGCCTAAGGATCGATGGTCCGTTCACAGATGAATTCCGTGAGCGTATTGGTGTTGCTCATCTAGACAACTATTAACCTCTATCAAATCCAATATAGTGAAACATAAACTTCTGTGTTAATCCACAGTTAAATCCTAGATGCCATTCATCCCACTTGTTCCATTTATACACAGCACCTTGTTCTGTCATATGAAATGCTTGATCTTTTAAGATAAAGATCTTGCCCATAGCAGGTGGTTCAATAAAGAAACTGTAGCGCACCATACGAGGATCGTGTCTATGTGTTTGATACTCTTTAACAATATCCCAATGTAAAGGCACACACTTACCCGGACGCATAGAACTGACCCAGACATTGTAAGAATCAGCATTGACTAGATCTCCAAACAGGTCTACAACATTAGTATCAAAATGTGTACCCGGATAATAGTTGATCCATTCCACAGTATCAGACCCCATATACCCAGCGTTGGTCCAAATATCACGCATCTCATATTTTTTCTGTAGTAGCTCTTCATCGAGTTCTACAGCATTTCCATAGGGTGTTTCTGATGTGCGAACATCACCTTGCTGTACTCGTAAGTGTTCTATTAACGAATCACAATCTATTTGATTTTTGAAATTTCCTACGTAAGTTGCGTGCATCGGATCTTTATACCTTTAAAGTTCTAACCTATAAATAAATTCATGCTTACACTCAATGGTAAACCTTTTATTACACTAGACCCTTATTTAGACATTCCTAAGATGTTAAGTCTTAGAGATGAATGGGAATTTCTACTCTGCAAAAGCTGGGATAAAATACGCACAGGTGTTTGGAATGCCGGTGGACATGCTCCCGAGGACATATATAGTCCATACGAAGTATTCCGCGAAAAAGGACTCTTATACTACGTTTACGAGCGTGCTAATGAGGAGAGAAAGACTAATCCTAAGTTAGATCAACAACTAAGATATTTTGAAGATAAGGATGATAAGCACGGATTAAGTAGACTGCTTAAATTAAAATATGGAGCATTTGATCCATATAACATCTTAAACATCAGAAAAACTGTTAGTAGCCATTATGCGGCCGATGCTTATATTTTTACAGAAGAAGATTGGAATACTTATAGTTGGGTGGATTATGTTGATGAGTTTCCTAATCTTAAAAACTTTGTAGAAAGTTTGCCTATGGACCGTTTGGGAATCGTAACAGTGTTCTATAACGAACATTATATTCCATTAGGTCATCATAGAGATTTTAATTACTTTCCAAGAGAACGTGGTAATAAACCAGAAACATTCCCACATCGCCAAGAACTTATATGGTTCCGCTTTGACATTGATCGTCCTTTTTATCTATTTGATCTAGACGAAAAACTAGGAACAGTTAAAAACGCTGTACCTGTTGAAGGACATGCAGCATTTTTCAACCATCATAATTGGCACGGAAATTTTGATTCTTATTCCAAGAGCAGTATAACTGTTAAAGTTGAAGGTAGATTCACCCCGGAGTTTCGAGAACTAATCGGGGTGAATAATTTGGAATACTATTTTAAAGAAGATTAATCGTAAAGTGGAATATATTTTGTAACTCCATTAACAGTAACTTCTAACCAGCTATCGACAGTAACAGCATCTACAGGAGTATTTCCAGTTTCTCCTATTAGGTTTATATTAGCTGTCATTAATTTACCATCTGTACCATCGAAAATCATAGTACTTGCGTCACTGAATAAGGAACCTGTTAAATCAGCTCTTAATCCACCACGTATTATTGCATCGCCATTTACGTCTAAAGTAGCTTGAGCGTTCTCTTGATTTACACCTAATTGACCAAAACAGTCAAATGTTAAATAGTTAGCTGGATCAATTGCATCTTCACCTACAGTAGCTACAAAGAATTTTCCTGGAAGGTGGGTTGCTGTTGGATTACCAGTAGGATCTACTTGACTACCAATAAGAACTACAGATGCGTCACTATCAACAGACGATTGATAACCTTTAAAGATTATAGAACCTAAAGATTCACCACCATCGAAGTCAATGGAATTACCACTTATATCTTTCTTAGTAGTATAAATGTCAACATGATTCGAATCATCAATGATATCATCTATATCATTGGTTACATTTTCAGTACTGTTTAATACTATTCTAAACTGTGGTTCATCAATAAGACCATTACCTTGAACGGTTACAGGAGTAAGACCAGTAGCAATAATAAAATTGTTATCAACAGTTAATCCAACAGTTGATAACGTGTTACCAAATAGAGTATTACTAACACCGTCTACCAACACAGTAGAATCGTCACCAAATACTGATCCAACTAAATTTCCTTGTAATGCTTCACCTACATCAATACCAATTGGAGAACCACCAATAGTTGAACCAAATGGAAGATTAACGGATGAACCACTTGCTGTTAGTACAGCATTACCTAGGTAAAGAGAAGTACCACTTAGATATAAATCTTTGAATCTTGCTGTTGGACTACCAATGTCAAATACTAGGCTAGAACTAGGAATAATGTCGCCTTTAACTGTACCATCAAGGTTAATTTTTCCTTCAATAGCATCTACCAATAAACTTGAATCATCAGCAAATAATGACCCCTGGAATCCATCAGCTTGTATAACTCCACTATAATCTGGTAGACTAACTGTGGCTATAATTTGATTACCGCTATCATTATATGTGAAAGTAATACCGGAATGACCTGCATGTGTAAACAACGGTTCTACAGCATCTTGTATATCTTCATCTGAAAAACCAGATACTGGAGTTAGTGCATTTGGCAATGTAGCACCATCACCAATATATAATTTTTTATCGTTGGTAGTCCATAACAGCTCACCTTGAGCTAATGGCACTATCATGGCATTTTTTTCTGCTTCAGTGCCTCTGCGAATTTGTAAGGGCATATCTAAAACTCCTGGAGTATTCTTTCCTAACTCATATATTTATGTCAAGAGAAACAATCCATAATACTTAAAAAGTTACTATAACAGCCTAAATATCGCCTTTAACAGGCTTTTCATCCCAACGTTTTTTCTCAGGGCTAAACTGATTAGTTCTAAATGTAGTGATCTGCTGATCTTCTTCCCACCATGTATTTACTACAGGAATAATACGAATTCCTGGGTGGCTTGGTGCTTCCGCTATGCTTGGGCTGTTCCAGCATCCTTCATGTAAGACTCCATTAGATTCTGATGATGTAGCTCGATGCAGAAGCCCTAGATTAACTGCTTGAGGAAATTTGCAATCTTCAAGAGTTAGCGTAATAAATCCGCCTGCCTCTGTAGGCATATACATTTCTGTAGGAATTTCAGCTGAAGCTAATGTGGTGAAAAATAGGGCAGAAAACATGATATTTTTAATCATCGTTACTCCTCGCGGTCGAAGGTAACGATCGCTACAACTATTTAACTTTTATGATGTTAATAAATTGTAACTATTTTAACGGAGGACCCACTAACCAAGTAACAATACTTTTTCGTTCACCTGCGGTTACTGGTTCAACACCGTGCATGATGTGGCATGGAAACACTACAACCGAACCAGGCTTAGTTTCTATATATTGTTTGTTTTTTGCATCGTGCATAAAGTAAAAACGTCCGCCTTCGTAGTCGTCATTAAGAAATGCTATTGCTGTTAGCTTACGTACTATTCCCGGCGAAACTACCTGCGTGTCTACGTGGCCGTCATACTTGTCGCCGGTACCTTCATAGGTTAGTAAATCACACTGTGATACACCATAGATGTCATATTGCCAACAACGCATATTAGCCTTCATGCCAAACGAATGAAGCATCATTGCCATAAAGTTAAACTCTCCAGGATACTGTGCGGTGACTTTTCTAAACTTTTCGTTTAAATTTCCATTGCCAACATAGCCCGGAAACTCCTCTAGAGTTTCTGATTCTTTAAGAAATAGTTCAATTAAATTCTTAGGTATATGTTCTGGAAACTCCCAGTACATAAAATCATTGTGTACGTTGTTTTCTTCCATTTAAGAATACTCCACATCTGCAGCCAATACAAATCTATAATTGTTGCTTTGAACAATACCGGGTCTATGATAAACATTGCTAGGATATACTACCCAGGTAAAATCGCTTGGACGTATGAAAAATTTGCCTTCTCCGTTAGGACCATTTGGTGCCATCTCTGTTCCACAATAATCTCGATCGTTAACATCCTCAGGTATGTGTAGATATAAAACACCACTCATCATACTAGATCCCGGATTTTTAGGATGCCAGTGATCGTGCCACAGGTTTTCGCGATCTTCAGCACCCTCAAGATTAGTCATATAACTCCACGCCATCATGTTTGATACTTTAACTTCACGACCTAGATACATGAACACACTAAACAAAAAGCTCATACGATACTTTAACCATACTTCTTCTGGTCGTGCAAATATATTTTCTTTGGTTTGATATTTTGGACTATTGGTAAAATAATTACCGTCAGCTATTATATCTTTGATAATTTCGCAGGCTTCTTGATTATCTTGAGATGTGATAATGCCGCTGAAATCAAATTTGCGTACCAGTGAGTTTTGATCGATTACATTCATTTGAAATTAAATGCTATAGAAATTCTTACATCGTCGGACATATTTGCTTCAACGTAATGACGCATATATGCTGGAAATATTATCAAGAGTTTTTCTCTTGGGATTTGTTTTATCTTGGTTACATTATTTTCATTATTTTCGTATTCATGTATCCAATCAACAAATGAGTCTGGTCGTTCGATAACTAAGTCGCCGCAATCTTTAGGTGCTTTAACATATAGCACTGCTGATATATACGACCCTGGATGATTATGAGCAGTATTGTAATGGTATTTTTCGTTTACATTGAACCAATAATTTCCCAATGTAGGTTCTTTGGTAATTCCTAGATCGTTATAGACTTCTTGAACTTTTGTTGTAACAGAATCGATAAGGCCGGTCATAAAAGGTTTTTCATACCTTGTGTAACTCTTACTTTGCCATCCCCCTCTGTTACTGTACGTTTCACCTGGGATTCTATTTTTTAAGTCAATTATGGCTGACTCTATACTGGTTAGCACATAGTCTAACTCTTCTACAAATACAGCATTGGTGAAAGGTGCGATTTTAATCATTTGATTGGAGCGGGATAAGGGGATCGAACCCTCGCTAAAAGTTTGGAAAACTCTTGTGCTACCATTACACCAATCCCGCACATATTAACTGTGTCCTTTGTGAATTTTATCAAAGAAGTCTTTTCTGGTATAAAGGCCTTGTTCAACTTCTAATAATGCTGTTACTGCCGGACCGTAATTGCCACTAACTTTTGGAGTTGAACCGTGTTTTATTTCACGAGCTCTTTCTGCGGCTATTAAGATTAGATCAAATTGATTACCACCTACTACTTCCACTGCTTTTTGTGTGTCATTTGGTGCGCGATTCCTATCTATTCTTGTTAACGGCATTTAATTCTCCTAGTATTGTTGTGGTGCCGGGTATCGGAATTGAACTGATGACCTTCGCATTACAAGTGCGCTGCTCTGCCTGCTGAGCTAACCCGGCGTTAATTTTTAAACAGTTGTTACAGTTGTTCTTTCTTGGACCAACGCAATTCTATTAAGAATCTTACGTTTGTCTTTTTTCTTAGAAGTTTTTTCTAACATTGTGTTTAATTGATTTAAATTTAATGGACCTAGTCTAGGTTTACCTGTACGGGTCTGCATTGGGTTTGCTGTTTTCTTTGATGCCATAATAACTCCTTAATCTTTTTCTATGAATGAATGACTACCGTCGCAGTTGCCATCTGGATCTTTTGTTCTACCACAAGTACAATTACCTTGTGTTGCTTGAAGAGTTCCCTCAGCGACTAATCTAGATATTTCACCAATAGGGGTATCTGCTGGATACACTTTTTCAACTTCGCCTGTAGATTTGTTCAGCTCAAACTCTGGTAATATTTCTTTTTTCTTTTTGCCAAAGATAGCGTCAAATCTATTGTCAAACTCATCCTTGCTGACACTAAAAGGACGAGGGCGACTGCCTTTTCCTGCTTCGTGTGCCATGGGTTACTCCTTATTATTTTCTTTAACACGTGGTCCGCGGAAAGGTTGAGATGAAGCTAACTCTGCTTGTATAAACATCTTTTTGACAAGATTGCGGTTTTCTTTAGGGGTGTTAGCGATCATCTGTTTTGCTGATTTACTTAAATTGAAGTTTGCGTTTGGTTTCATGATACAATAATTATCCTTTTATATTAAGCGGTGCGCTGAATTAGATGCCAACCAAACTGTGTTTGAACTGGCTCACTTAGACTACCAACTTCTAAACCAAAAGCAGCATCTTCAAACGGTTTGACCATTTGGCCACGACCAAACGGTCCTAGGTTACCACCATTACTGCCACTAGGACATTTGCTGTGTGTCTGTGCGAGGGAGGCAAAATTTTCACCACTTGCAATCTTTGCTTTTAATGTATTAGCTGTGTTTAAATCTTCTACTAAAATATGACTTGCTGTTACCTGTGACATCTGCTTCTCCTATTAAATTGGTACTCCCAACGAGATTCGAACTCGTGTTACCTGCGTGAAAGGCGGGTGTCCTCGGCCTCTAGACGATGGGAGCATTGTTTATATTATACATTCAAAAGATCTTTCTGTATAATTTTTTCTTTGAAATTGGTACTAAAATCCAATGGTTCATTATCCAAAGTAAACCAATTATATAACTTGTCTGCTAATATCTGATGATTGTCTTTGGATAAATGATTAATCCTATAATCACCGTATCCTTCTTTCTGAGAAACTTTGCTTAAAATTTCAAACTGTTCTTGGTAACTATCGCCTGGGAATTCTTTCACAGACACTTCTAATAACGTACCCTTCTGCCCCGGAATCTCATCAAATGCGCTGAATACTCTACTACGAGCACGACTGGCTGCTATTAAAGAAAAACCAATACTACGATCTATAGCATAATCACGTTTAGCATTATCTAGATATTTTAGATATTGTTCAACAGCATTTTTCTGTTCTTTGCTGATCACATTAAAAAACAATAACATATTTTGCCAATTAGAAAGATCTGGCCTATCTTCAAAAAACCATATTCTCGAACTTTCTGTTAACTGTGATAAAACAAAATCTTCTGGTTGGTGATCGTGAATATCGTTCCAAAATAATTCGGCGATTCGTGTATTAGCGATACCACTCTCACCTCGATTCATCACCCGCTCGACACCTAATTTTTCTGCGAGTATCTTATACCAAGGATCATGCGGTATAGTTTTATTTTTTAATTCTGTAAAACTATCACCATATAACCAAAGTGTTTTCTTCATACTATCCTTAATTGGTTGCGGGGGACGGATTCGAACCGCCGATCTACAGCTTATGAGACTGTCGAGTTGCCACTTCTCCACCCCGCGATAAATCTTTGGTGGGCCCACCTGGACTCGAACCAGGGACCAAAGGATTATGAGTCCTCTGCTCTAACCAACTGAGCTATAGGCCCTACTTAAAAATGGCGGAAACGAAGAGATTCGAACTCTTGAAACCTTTCGGTTTGCTTCGTTAGCAGTGAAGTGCCTTCGACCACTCGGCCACGTTTCCAATTCTTGTGGCCTGCCCTAGTGGATTCGAACCACTGACCTACAGCTTAGAAGACTGTTGCTCTATCCGGCTGAGCTAAGGGCAGGTACTATATAACTATTATACAGTAATTAACGAGGATTGTCAATTACATATTACCGTTCTGAAATCCTATATTGCCACCTTCTGCTTCGATACGCTTGATAACGTCTTCGAACAAGATAGGACGAAAGTCTGTTTGCTCTACACATACACAATGATATCTAGGGTCAATTGGTTTTTTACCAGTTTCAAAATCTATACCAGAATCCATTAACACACGACCGGTGTGTAGATGTCCGTGTATATTTGTACCAAATCGTCCTAAACTTGCTGGATGTATAGGTATATGACTTAATATCATTCCGTTCATAACGTGATAGGCACGCAGTTCACGGAAGTGTTCACGATATTCATCGTCTCTAAAGATGTCATGGTTACCACGAATTAAAACTTTGTCGCCGTTTAATCTCGACATGATTTTTAACGCTTTACGATTAATAACAACGTCACCTAAATGGTAAACTTTATCGTTAGGTCCAACTGTTTCGTTCCATGCCTTTACCATAAACTCATCCATTTCATCTGGATCAGTCCAAGGGCGAATTTTAACTCCGGTATCTTCGTGCGTGAAACGACAGACACCAGCGTGACCAAAGTGAGTATCACTTACTAAAAATACCGATGGCATTAGAGATTAATTAAATTGCGTCTTGAGAAATTAGAAGATGTTTTCCAATTTCGAATAGGCCAACTGCGCCTGGGGTGTCTAATGTGCTGACATGGATTTGTGCAAGGCCGTCTTCGTCTAATGAACACGCAATGAATTCTTTGATCTGTCCACTTTCGATTTGTTTTTTCATGTAATTGATGACTTCGAGCATTTCATCTCTACGATGTTCCGCGGCTTTGTCTTTTGGTTCAAAACTAATAATGTTATCCATCGTTTTTCCTTATTTTAGCAATTGATCTGCTGCACCAAATTCTATTAATTCTTCTGCTGTCATCCAAACATCAGTCGGAGGCAATAATTTATTTTTTATCATAGCTACACTTTTGCCTGTTCCTTCTCGTAGAATATCTATCATTCTATCTACACAGTTTTCATTTTCTTTCATCTGTGCTTTAACATCATGATATTTGTCGTCGTATCCGGTACTCATCTGATGGCACATAATACCTGTATTTTTAGCTATGTATCTCTGACCTTTAGCACCACTGATAAAAATCAAGAATCCTGCACTCATAACAGATCCAATCCCAATAGTCTTGATTTTAAGTTTGCTGGCTTTCATGATATCGATTAATGCAAATGCAGAATAAAGGTCGCCGCCTATACTATTGATATACAATGTTAGGAACTTGTTTTCTCTAGGTTGAATAATGAGATTTTCGTAGGTGATCCATTTGATACAGTCGTTCACCGTTTCCTCAGTAATTTCTCCGGTGAGGAAATAGTGAGATTTTTCCAATAGGCTAATGCCTATACGATCGCTGGCGTTGAATTCGTTGTTTTTCTTCAAAATAGCACCTTAGGTAGACCCTGTATTTATCATGATTATAGCATACTATAATTTAGAAGACGCTGACAAGATATCCAATTATCCCCACATAAGTTAGATAATGGAGACCTTGATCTGCACCTAACCAAACCCAAAACATGCGATCAACTGTGGTTAACCCTTTGTTCAACTGCTGTTTACCCCAATCAATGTGATAGTGTAATAATCCGTCTGCTGCTGCTACAGTTACAGCATCGTGTAAGTTTTGGGCAAAAAACACACAGATTAACAAAGTAAAGGCTGCATGTAGGCCTGCATGGTGCCATCCTCCCTCTGCGCCGTATGTGCCTTTTTCACGTATCATATAAGGAAACTGTAGTAAAAAATCACAGATAAAATGCTTGATACCAAATAGTGCCAATAGTAAGATTATGATGTCCATTATGATAATTCCTGTATAACTCGATAATTGTTCCATGCTGTTTCAACTGCTTGATTTTTGGGTGACTGGCTAGGATACATATCCATCCAATGATATGTAGAATCTGGAATCCAATGTCTGTCAATCCCTTGTAATCTAGGTTGTATTAATTTGTTAAGAGCTAATAAGTCTCTAAGTGTGTCAATATAAATTTCACGATAATTGGCATCAAGTACGGTACTGTGTATCCAGTTATCTATTATATCTTCAAGATTTCGACCTTCACGAATGCTGGTAAGACTGACAACAAATGCCACGTCCTCTACTTTAACTCGTTCGTGAGCAATATCTTCTATACACTTAGATAATCTAAATCCTATTTTCATTTTAACTTATTAACTCCTCGGTGCGGCACTTTGGCCTTGGATCTATGGGCTTTGGATACTCGTTTATTTTTTGATAACTTATGGCTAGTATTCCTCGTAGAGGTTCTTCTAATTTCTTCTGTTGCGGATCTTGTAGGTTTAGGAGTCTCAATGTATTGAAAACTAACTCCGCCACTTCTTGCCAATCTTCTTTTCTGTCCATACTCCCCTCCTACATGAAAATAAGTTTTCTTTATTCTACAAACTTTCTTATGGTCAAATATATTAAACATTCTACAATCTTTACCAGTTACCTTGTCTAAGGCATGATCAGTTAGGGTTTTACCAGTGGTGCCATAGGCCACAGCATCACCAGCAGTTTTCGCAGTATCTACGGCTTCGGCCACGGCTACAGCAGTAGCCCCTGCACCCATGTTACCTGCTATCATAGTAACGCATCCATTTAATAAAAACATCAGTGGTAATATCCAAAGATGCAATTATTTTTTCTTGCCTTTGCGTAATTCTAATATTGCTAATGCCTGTTTACGCTGTAGTTCTTGTGTGACTTCAAGATCTTTTTCAAGATTTTTAATACGATTTTTTAAAACATTAATATCATTTTTCAATGATAGGTCGTATGATTTAACTTCTTCAAGTTGTTTTTCTAATTTGACATTAGTCTGTCTCGATGCTTCTAACTCTATATTGAATTGATGTACACTGTAGAGTAAAGATGCTAATGATAATGCTGCCACGATAAAAATAGACCAAAAAGTGTGTCTATTAGACATTAAGTAATCCTTTCTAAATATATGATGTTTTTGTACTATAAACTATTATAGCATCATATAGACTGTTTGTCAATCTAACTCATGCCCATCTTAGTGCAAACAATGTAGCATCTTTAGGATCTTCAAAACGGAAAGCAAATCCTTTTGTGTTCTGATATCCGTGCAGATGATATCTTCCACCGCATGTGTGATCTACCCAAGTTACGATCATATTGGGATTATAGTTGGGGCTTTCTAACATCTGTTCCCATTTAATAACGACCTCAGGCCAATCTGGTGGCGGCCATCTATCTAGTTTATTCATTTTATTCTCCGCACCATTTTAACATAAACATCACCTTCTTTTGCTCATCATAAAAATCAAGGTGAATAAAGGTTTGTTCGTCAGTCCAAAAGATATCAACTTCGTCTTTGACTTCTCTACGATGTCGGCGAACGGTGAATCCAAGTTTGCGTTTACATACATCACGAATAGCAATACTCATACCGTGCGTTCTTAACAGTGAGGGCCAAATGCGTTGTTCCCAATCGTCTGCTTCTAATTCAACTGATTTCATCGATTCGATTCATTATCTAGACGATGCTAATAACATTAAGGTAAACAAGAACCACCAAGGATTCCATCCACACCATCCTACCAAGTAGGCAGTACCCGCTAGTAGACTTAAATTATATACTATTGCCATAAGTAACTTCATTAGACCACCTTGTCATAAAAATTGTTGCTTTAGTTTCGTCTTCAAACATAAACCATTCACGCAATGGATTCGAGTCGTCATCTTCTGGCACTGGGATCACTTTGGCACCTTGTCCTTCAAACCACTGTTTTAAAGTTGTATTATATAATTCATTATCTTTATGATCTTTAATAACATTTTTATCAAAATACTTAATAGCATTAAACCAGTATGGATACATGGATATTTTTATCATAAATCAATGTATCGTAATTTGAAACTATCAGCCTGCGGTTCGTGACCACTATAGCCGCGAGGGTTACACACCACACGTGTAGCACCAATCATATAGTCGAATGGCTCATGTGTATGACCGTGTGTCCACAACTTAATCTGTGGACGATAAGCGATGAAGTCATCTAGGTCGCTGGCAAACGCACCATTCATGATCTTGTCGTGGGCATACTTAGGATGCACGCTTTTGAAGCTAGGACAATGATGCCCAACTACGATAAACTTATGGGTTGGGCGATCGTAGGTAATGTGATTGATATAGTCCATGCTCTTCTTATGAAATATAACGGTATCTTCTGGAGTTAGTCGTGAAGATTTACCCCATTCATTTAAGGTCCTAGCACTGTTCTTAATGCTCTGGAAATCTGACATCATTGAACTTACGTGATATAAAGTAAGACTATCTTCTTCATTCATGTTGGTCCATAAGGTTACACCAATGAAAGTATACTCTCCGATATCTACAGTTTCGTCATCTATGATGTGTAGATTGTCGTAGGCCAATTCACGTTTTAAATGTGCAGTGGTATGTTGAACATCATATGAATAGTGTTCGTGATTACCTAAAACATAGACGACTTTAGGAAAACGCTCACAGCATTCTTTAAAAAATTTTCTATAACGAGCATCGTGATGATGTTCTCTATTTAAATGTTTAGCCACACAGATATCGCCAGATAATACAAGTACATCTGCGTTTTCTGTATTGTGTAGTTCTAGGGTACCAAACTCTAGATGTACATCTGATGCGAGTGCGATTTTCATAATACTATTATAGCATCTTTTGGTTGATTTGTCAACTGCCCCAACGGAGCAGAAATACTGTTATTTGTTTTTTATTTTTAAATTGGAATTGATCGTATGATGTTCTACGACCACAGTTATGTTCTTGACACCATTTTTGAATATCATCTAATTCTTCATCAGAGCCAAGCCATTCGTTAGCCACTAAACATAAGGGTTTCTTTTCAACCCAATGCATCTACGACCACTTAAGAACGAACAATGTAGCATCAGATTCGTTTTCAAAATACCAAATACGATACCCGTCTATGTTTAGATCACGAAACTTGTTTTGGCAGTTTTCTAAACACCAAGTAAGTTTTTCTGGAAAGTCGTCATCTTGTAATTTAACAGGATGATAGTTTTCTAATAGCTTCATTAATCGATCATCTTGAGCGAGATCGTGTTCTGCTTTTTGTGCTTTAGATATCCAAGAAGGTCCTCCGCCTCCAGCACCACCTAAGGTGATTGGGTAACTACTAGAACCAGCACCACCTGAAGAAATATAAGATGACATTATTTGTTAGTCCTTAACAACCACTCTGTAAGAGCAGCACCTTGTAGTTTTGCGTATATGACAAATTTATATCCGTATTCGTGTTCGTCTGGTTGGTGATGATAATATGGAGTGTCTATACTGTTATTAATAATCCATTGTCCTTCTTCACTTTCCTGCCATTTTAATAAAGGATCAGCAGCATAAATTTCTGGATCTTCAACATCACCTATGATAAATTCGTGAACTAGTATAGTTCTTATTGGTTCACTATCCTGGAACTTTCTGCTCATCTAAAACTCTAGTTAACACGCTTTCAACATATTTGTTTAGTGTCATATCATGTTCGTGAGCAACTTTCATCAACAGATATAATTCTTTTTTCTTAAGATCTAACGGTACTTGTATCCTTGTGTCATATTTCTTATCACGAGCAATAGCACGGGCTTTTTCAAGAATGTCGTCTTCAACTTCAATGTCTGTGTATTCTTCTTTATCCCAAGCATTCTTAAAATCTACACTACGCTTCTTACATTCTTTCTTGTAGTCAGCAATGTAGTCAGGATTGATCCAACGATAAATGTTATTCTTCTTGTAGTCGATAGCAGTCATTTCAAACACAGTCTGAGTCTGCTTGTTAAACACAACCCCAATGTCATATTTGTTAAGCACACTGCTGTCTAGCATATATGCTTCGGGGCCATAACAGTTCCATTGATAATCAGCGCCTTCAGTAATCTTATGATCGATTGCTTCTAGATAATCTTTTAAGGTAATCATTATCTACCCCTTCCGGCTGATTTCTTTGCTGGTTTGTGTGATGCAACTTGATCTTTAACAGGTCCAGAGTCTGTGTCTGCTTTGCTACCTTTCTTGCCTTGACCTTGCTGTTGTTTCTTTTTTTCTAATGCTGCTTTAAGCATATCGCTATACGCTGACATATGATCTCCTAATGTACTTTGTTGGGTAATATTACTTCTGCAGAAATTTTCCAATCGTTAACTTTGGTACTTTTAACTAAATCCATACCGTTTGTTGCTGCTTTGGTTAATAACTCTATTAATAACATATTATATAAGTCATCCGATACTTCATCAATGTTTAATTCGATTTTCATATTAGGTCCAAAGACTTTGTCTAATTTTGATAAGACGTATCATCATTGCTTCATCTTCTTTAGCGTAATCTGCTTCAATCTTTTGTAGTAGCTTGTGTGATTTGTCACTCATCTTTTTAAGTTCAGGTGTCCTGTCGTTGCCGCTCCATCCTAACTTTCCACCACGTTCTTTACGGCTCGCTTCGCAGTAAGCTGACCAACCACTTACTTCATATGGATCCGGACGATTTCGATAGGTAACCGTCCACCAAGTGTACAGCTCAATAATTTCTTTAGCACTAGTGGCTTGATGAGTTGGTTCTGAAGCAACATCTTCTTCAATACAATCTCGATTAGTAAGAGTAGTTGCCCACTTTAAGTATTCCATACCTGCTTCAGGACTGCGCCAAGTTCTCCAACGTAGCCAACCACTGCGCCACCATGGAGTTTTAAATTCAGTCTTAGCTTCGTCACTCCACATGCAGTGATGCCACGCTTGCTCTATTTCCACAAAGTCTACGAGCTCATTGAACATGCAAGGAAGAAAACGATTGCCCACATCTGACCAAGCACCAGGCTTGATATCTCTAGGATGAGCAGTAAGAGCATGAGAATGACTAACCCAGCGGTTGTTAATATAGTATCTGATGTCATTTAGTCGATCTGGTATATAATAGACAATTGTTTGAAGATAGTCTAATCCTTCTTCTGTGATCCACCAACGCACAGGATGTGCAGTTTTTGCAGTTGCTTCCCAAGCATCCCACTCTTCACAGGTGCCACACTTAGGCTTAGGCGTACCACGAAGCCAATCTGCAAATTTTCCAATCGACCAATAATTGTTGCGCATTTTTATTCCTTTAATATACGTGTATTATAGCATTAAAATTAGATGGAGTCAAGAGTTAAATACAAATATAACTTAAAGGAGCAAGAAATGGGCGAAATTTTTAAACTAATTGGCGATCTAGGATTTCCAATAGCTATGGCATTAGCAGGTGGGTATTTTGTTTATCTAACTATCAAACTATTACTTGGTGGGGTTTTGAACAGTATCAAAGGAATGGCTGGTATCATCACATCCTTGGATAATCGTGTAAAAACAATGAATCACGATGTTGTCCGTATTGATACAATCGTAAGCAACGCCTTAGGATTAAAACCGGATGTTGATCGTATTGCTCGTGCAGACGGCAAGAACGATGCACGACGCGACTAATCGACATGTTCAAGGTACTAGCTATCGGACCGGTAATTAGTAGGATTAATATTTTAAAGTTGTAGTACAAATAGGAGCGAATTATGGCAATAAACATGAAACCATTTCCGGAGCAGGCAGCATTCTTTGCGAAATGTAGTGAACTAGCATATCTTGACAGTAAACAAGGTATTCCAAAGTTTAAAGAATTAGGGTTTGATGCTAATTTTATTGATGTAGATGGTAGTCAGGCATATTTTTTAAAAAATAATGACGACTTGGTTTTTGTTTGTCGGGGTACTGAACCTACAGAATTTAAAGATATAGCTGCTGACCTAAAAGCATTCCCAGTTCCTAGTTCAACAGGCATTGGTAAGGTACATCGAGGATTTAAAGAATCAGCAGATGATGTTTGGGACGAATTAAAAGAAAAAATAGATGATTACGGTAAGACTCGCACTATTTGGATTACTGGGCATAGTCTTGGTGCTGCTATGGCAACGCTGATATCTTATAGATTACAACGTTCAGAAGAGTTACCTAATCCACAGGCGTTGTTTACATTTGGATCTCCAAAGGTAGGTAATAAAGAATATATTAAAGGTATTGAAGCAAGCGGTATATTACATTTCCGTTTTGTAAATAATGCCGATATTGTAACAAGAGTTCCACCGTGGCCTTACAAACACTTTGGTGGTATGTACTATATGAATCACTGGGGTAATATCAGAGCCGCTAGTGGATTACAATTAATACAAGATAGGTTGCGTGGATTTATTAAAGGATTACAGAAGGGTGAGATTAATTTTTTCAGCAATCACAGCATACCTCGATATGTGGCTAACTTAGAACGTTGGGCGGCCGGAGAAGAAAGATCCCAAGATCAAATTTAAGGAGAAGGATAAATGGCTTTAACAGACACAGTGATGAAGATGGTCACACGCCAACCCAAGGACGGTAAGGAACCAGACCAATCAGTTACAGAAAAAATGATCAAAAGCAAAGCTGGATTGGTGATCAATATCTTTGCGGCACTACTAGCTTTTAACATGTGGTTGCAAGGTAGTCTACACAGCAAGGTAATGAACAACACCATACAGGCCAATGACCTTTGGGCGTTCTATCAAGCCAAGAGTATTAAACAAACACAGTATGAGTTGGCTGCACAACAAACTACAGATTCTGCTAAGGCTAAGAAGTTTAGTGAAAAAGCCGCAAGTTACGAACTAGGTGAAGAAGGTAAGCCAGCACTATACAAAAAAGCCAAAGCATTAGAAGCTGACCGCGATCATTACAAACAACAACTACCATGGGTAGGTTATGCGAGTACAGCATATCAACTCAGTATCGTATTACTATCAGCAAGTATCTTAAGTGTTAGCATGGCTTTGTTCTGGGGTAGTTTTATCCTAGCTGGTGCTGGAATAGTGCTGATGCTACAAGGTTTATTATTATTTTTATAGAGGATTGATAAGATGGGATGGAATCCGTTTAAAAAGAGCAGTTGGAAAAAAGTAGGCAAGGATATTAACAAAGCTGTAGTACAACCGGTGGCTAAAGCTGTAACCAGCACTGCTAATCTTGTGGCAAAAGAAACTACCAAAGCCGTGAATGTTGCAGGTAAAACTATCGTTGACGAAACCGGTAAGATTACTAAAGAAGCAGAAAACCTTGCTAAAGACACAGTTGGTACTATACAAAAAGAAGTGGTCAGCGAAACAGTTAAAGCCTACGCTGACACTACTAAAGCTGCATTACAGACAGCTAAGGTTGCTGATGCTGCTATCAATGATATTGAGGCAGGTGCCAAACTTACAGGAAAGGTCCTAGAACAAGGTGTTCAGGAAATTGAACAAGCAGGTGAACTTGCTATTGAATGGATGGATGACAACTATTGTCAAATTGGTGTTAGTGTCGCATTAGGCACAGTATTTGCTGCAATTTTATATCGTCCAGAACCAAGCAGTCAAGCAACAACTACAGCCGCGACAGCACCATTGAGTGCTACTGCTATTGCTTACCTTGCTGCTAAAGAGACTGTTGGTGCTGTGGCATTGGGTACAGCATGTGATTTAACTGCTAAAGCATTCGTTGATTTAATCTGGGCGGCTCCAGACATACAAAAAGCCATTGGTAATAAGAACAAACAAATTTTAACAGACGCTATAGCGTTTACCCTAGCCAAGTCAATTGACAAAGCCGCAGGTGCTATGATTGTTCCACAGAGTTGTGCCGCTGTTGTTGCTGGTATTGTAACAACATTAGTAGCACAATTAGCCTGTGAACAAACATTACCAAAAGGTGCACGTGAGTGGGCCTCAACAGGAGCAAGTGGACTATAATGAAAATTGCTCTAAATTGGATCGTTTGGTTAGCATTATGAACCGAGAATTAATCAAGGCATTAATAATAGCATTGTGGGGTACCTTGTTAATGTGGTTTATTGCTAATTATTTTGACAAAGGAATTACTGTTACAGCACCTGTTATTAATGTTACTCCAAAAATGAATGAACATAACGAACAAAATAAGAGGGCCTTAAATGAATGATGAACAAGAAAATCGCTTGGTTGTAATGAAAGACAATCAAGTAAAGAATTTATTAGCAAGTCTACTTATCGCCGCAGTAGGTTGTTTGGCCTTTTGGGCCTATGACGCACAGGTACGTGTTGATGAGTATAATGCCAAAGTAAACAGTCTG